ACCAATATGCTAACGTGAATTGGAATCAATTGTCTGATAATGACTTTGTGGAAGCGCAAAAACTTTTCTTTACATACAACCAACTACAGCAAGAACGTAGTCAACTCGTTTCACAGTTTGAAGTCAAAAAGCAACAAGTCGTTCAAAAGCAAACGCAATTGATGGCTGAGAAGATAGCAAAGGGAAAAGAAATCCTAGCAAAAGAGATACCAAATTGGAGTCCTGAGACTAACCAAGCATTGTTATCTACTGGCAAGGACTATGGATTTTCTGATGTTGAACTCAACGCAATTGTTGACCCTCGTCACGTAAAGGTTCTGCATGACGCTATGCAATGGCGCAAACTACAACAAAATTCAGTTGTGAAGAAAAAGGTATCAAACGCTAAACCGGTAGTGAAACCTGGCTCTAAAGATACCAAAGCGGACTCTAACCACCGTAACCTACGTGAGCAATTACGTAAGACAGGTAAGTCAGACGCAGCTACAAAACTTATAGAAAATATGCTTTAATTTAAAAGGAAACCATAATCATGGCAGTATCAGCAACCAATAGTTATACCGGTAAAGGTATAGCGGAATCTTTTGAAGATATCATTTTTGATATTTCTCCAGAAGATACACCATTGTTATCAATGGCAAAAAGAATGTCAGCAGGGCAAACTTACCATCAATGGCAAACAGACGCATTAGCAGCAGCAACAACTAATGCACAAGTTGAAGGTGATGACGCTTCATACGCAACATTAGCAGCAACAACAGTATTAGGTAACTATACTCAAATCTCACGCAAAACAGTTCAAATTTCAAACACTTATGACGTAGTTAAAAAATATGGTCGTAAGTCTGAAGTTGCTTACCAACTTATGAAAGCTGGTAAAGAAATGAAACGTGACATGGAGTATGCTATCGTACGTAACCAGGCTTCTTCAGCAGGTGGCGCAGCAACAGCTCGTACATCAGCAGGTATGGAATCTTGGATTACTAACCGAGTACTAGCTACAGGTTCTACATCAGGTTCTACTCCTGGCTTTTCAGGTGGAACAGTTGCAGCTCCTACAGACGGTACAGCAGTAACATTCGTTGAAGCAGACTTAAAGTCAGCTTTACAATTAGCTTGGACAGATGGTGGCGAACCATCAACAATCCTTATGTCAGCAACCAACAAATCACGTTTCTCTGGTTTTAGTGGTATTGCTACTAAGTTCAACAATGTTCAAGGCACAACACAAGCAACTATTACTGGTGCAGCAGACGTTTACGTTTCTGACTTCGGTAATCATACTGTGAAACTTGACCGTTTCATGCGTGATGCAGCAGTTCTTTGTATTGACCCAGGCTATGTTGGTTTAGCTTCACTCAGACCTTTAAGCAAAGAAGAACTTGCTAAAACTGGTGACTCAACTAAATATCTATTAACAGCAGAATATGCTTTAGTAGTACAGAACCCTGACGCACATGCAAAAGTGCAAAACACAGGTGCTTAGTAACTAGATGTGATATGATAGGGGGAGTTAATTCTCCCTCTATTATTTTTACTATGCCAATATTATTTGACCACAATAGCGTAACAGGTGTAAGTCAGTACTTTGACTACGACCCAGCTAAAGATACATACTACCTAACTAGCACACAAGATATTAGTGGCATGTTAGACGATATTAAAAAGTCTAGAGATAACCCCGAAGTTTGGAACAAAGGTGTTAAACAAGAATGGGCGCATTTTGCTAGTATTCCACCTGTAGTGGAAATGCAACTAAAGCAAAAGGGTATAGACATGTATAACCCTAGCCAAACAAAAGAACTTATAAAAGAAATAAACGAAAACTATCCATATCTCAAGTTGACTACAAAGCGTGGATAAAAAAGAATTAAAGAACGTACAGTTAGCAATACATGACCTCATACAAAAAGAAGAGTATGACGTAGCTTTACCTATTATTAACGAAGTCTTAATGGTATATCCTAATGATGCAGCTACACTAAACTTCTTAGGTTATATCTGGCTCATGGGTGAAAAGCCTGCATTTGCATATCAGTTCTTTCGTAGAGCATTACAAGAATCCCCTAGCAATAAAGCATTATGGACATCTCTAGGTCGTGCATGTCATGAAATGGATATGTTTGATGATGCTATTAAATACTTCTTAAAGTCAGCAGAACTAGACCCTAGCTATGCACTAGCTTATGCTAATGCTTCAGCTTCACTTGTTCAAATGTCAAGATGGGATGATGCAGAGAAGTCTGCAAAGATGGCTTTAGAGTGTGACCCTAATGAATTAAATGCACAATTAAACCTAGCTCATAGTTACCTAGCCAAAGGCGAATGGGAAAAAGGTTGGGAAGAATGGAACAAGTCACTAGGTGGTAAGTTCCGTAAAGAATTATCTTATGGTGACGAAGTAAGATGGGATGGCTCATCCGGTAAAGACTTAGTTATATATGGCGAACAAGGTTTAGGTGATGAGATATTCTACGCATCATGTATACCAGACGCTATAGACATTAGTAAGCAAGTCTATATAGACTGTGACGAAAGATTAGAAACATTATTTAAACGTAGTTTCCCTAAAGCAATCGTTCATGGGACACGTAAAGCAACCGAAGTGGAGTGGACAAATGACATTACAATTGATGCAAGATGTGCTATTGGTGGCTTACCCCAGTTTTTCAGACCAACGAGCAAATCTTTTTCTGGGACTCCTTTTCTAGTACCTGATAAAGATAAAGTTGAGATGTGGAAAGCCATGTTTAAATCATGGGGTAAGACAGTCATAGGCATTACTACTAAAGGTGGCACATTTAGAACTAACTCTAAAGGTCGTATTCTTACAGAAGATGACTTACAACCACTACTAAAACGTAAAGATATACAGTTAGTTAGCTTAGATTATAGTGTAGAGAACAAAATTGAAGGTGTTAAGTACTTAGAATTAGCATCTGACGCAAAAGATTATGATGACACAGCAGCTCTTATAGGAGCTTGTGATATGGTTTTAGGGGTCAATACTACAGCTTTACATTGTAGTGCTGCTATGGGCGTTAAAACATGGTGCTTAGTACCTAAATATCACCAATGGAGATATGCTCAAGTAAGTATGCCATGGTATAGACACATGAGGCTTATTTATCAAGACGATAGAACATGGAAAGAAGTCATTGAACAGCTTAATCTCTAACGAATATAGAGACATGCAGGCAAAACTGCATGAGAACCCTGACTATGGTGTAGCAAGTACATTCTTTGCACCAATTGTTGATGATGTTATACAAATGTTTAACATTACAAGTTTATTAGACTACGGTGCAGGTAAATGTAGACTAAAAGATAGCATGAAGTCAAAAGTAACCTACACTCCTTATGAACCTAGCAATCCATTGTGGAGTCAAACACCAGAACCAAACGAATTTGTAACATGTATAGACGTTCTTGAACACATAGAACCTGAATTACTAGATAACGTACTAGATGATTTAAAAAGAGTAGTAGACAAATACGGACTATTTACAATACATACTGGTCCAGCAATTAAAGTATTACCAGACGGTAGAAACGCACATCTTATACAACAACCTTTAGAGTGGTGGAATAAACATCTCAGCACTTGCTTTACTATAGTTAAACAAGTAAAGATAGATAACGGTTGTATCGTATTAGTTAAAAAACAATAAGGATTACGAATGGCACTTACAAACTATACTACTTTTGTATCAACGGTAGAAAGCTATCTAGCTAGAACAGACTTAACAAGTGTCATCCCTGACTTTGTTCAGATGGCTCAATTAAGAATAAGTCGTGATTTAAGAACAGAGAAAATGTTAAAGGTAGCTACAGCTACGCCTGCGGATAATTTAGTTTCTTTTCCCATTGACTTTTTAGAGCTAAGGGAAATACATTTTCAAGGTAACCCACCTATTATATTAGAGTATCAATCACCTGATTTATTCTTTAAAAATGGTCAAACATCATTATCAGGTCGTTCACATTATTTTACAATGTTAGGCACAGAGTTTCAATTTGCACCTAGTCAGAATGGAAGTTACACAGTTCAAATTTTATACTATTCACAACCTACATTTATTTCTACTACAACATCAAGTAATTTGTATTTAGCATACTACCCAGACGCTTTACTTTACGCAACACTAGCAGAAGCAGAACCGTATCTTATGAATGACCCTAGAGTTCAAACATGGTCAGCATTATATGATAGAGCTATTACAAATATTAAGAAAAGCGATTTGGGTAGTACATATCCATACACTTCACTAAACGTAACACCAAGATAAAGGAAAAATCATGGCAGAAATGAGTAATTATTTAGAGAACGCACTTATAAATGCAACTCTACGCAATACAACGTACACATCAGTTGCAACAATATATGTTGCTTTATATACATCAGACCCAACAGACGCAGACACAGGCACAGAAGTTACTGGCGGTAGTTACGCTAGAACATCCGTTACTTTTGCTGCACCATCTAACGGAGCTTCATTAAGCTCTGCTGACGTAATCTTCCCTACCTGCACAGCAGCATGGGGTACAGTTACACACGTTGGTTTAAGAGATGCTTCTACAGCAGGTAACCTTTTATATCATTCACCACTAGACGATAGTAAAACTGTAGGTATAGGTGATGTATTTAAGATAACCACAGGCAATTTAAGTGTCACACTTGCTTGATATATGATATAATAACGGAAACTTTATAATGAGGAGTCCGTTATGTATCAAGGTAAAAGACATCATAATTGCAAATTATCTTATGATGATGAATTAAAGGTTGTAGATAAATATAAAGAAGGTTTAAGTTTAGAAACTGTAGGTAAATT